CCGCCGTCGATGGTGACTTTCTCCGTCTTCATGTCCTGCGACCCGAGCGGGAACGCGTTGGTGGTCGTCACCATGCCGACGTTGATCGCCGTGGTGAACGTGACCGTCTGCTCCGTTCCGCCATCGATGGTCACCTTCTCCGTTTTCGTCGCCTGCGTGGCAACCGGATAGGTGGTCGTGTCGGTACAGGTTCCCTGCGTACCGGCAACGGTACCGGTCACGGTTTCGAGGTTTTCCACTTTCCCGGAAAGGAAAACGGAATCGCTGTATACTGTCGTCTCTGTGATGTTCGCCATGTGATCACCATTCCACTTTCACGCCGGCATTTTCAGCAACGGCGTTCAATGCGGCCTTTTCCTTCATCAAAGGATCGGCCTCTGCCACTTCGCCGGCCACGGTGTTCTGCACCACCTGCGCCGGCGCCTCTTCCTGCCGAGCGGCCACGGCGGCCTTTCGGATTCCGGCAGCAGCGTGATGCGCCATCACGGCCTGCCCCACGGGGTTCATCGCCTTAATGTCGGCGAGCGCCCGCGCATTGTCCCCGCTCGCCTCTGCGAGTTCGAGGTGCGCCGCGATCAATTCAAGACATGCGGCCCGTTCGGTCGCACGTCCTTCCTCGATGACGGCAGCAAAAAGATCCGGGTGTTCTGCTTTCAGTTGCTGCTTGTCCATTCTTTTCACTCCTGTTGTTGCTGCCGCTTTCACGGCGGTTTCGATCCTGTCCTGCCCGATGGCGTCGATCATGCCCCGGGATATTGCGGAACGTGCGGTCATGATCGCGCCGTTTCCGTAGTTCTCATTCATCGCCTTGACGTCGATTCCCCTGGCGTCCGCAACCATCGGGGCAATGACGCCATATACGTCATCAAGAAAGTCCTGCACGACGGCGACGCCTTCCTCTGTCGAAACGTCCGGCCGCTTGTCCGCGCTTTCCCTGTTCGTGATGTCCTTCACAACTCCGTCCGGAAGGAACACCGAGGTGGCAACGCCGATGGATCCAATGATGGACATTTCATTTTTTGCAACGATCCGGTTCGCCTGCGATGCCAGCATATAGGCCGCACTGGCCGCCGTTCCGTCGACCACCGCTTCCGTGTAGATGCCGGAATTCCGGATCGCCTTCATGGCGTCATAGAGCCCGTCGACCGACCCACCGCCTGAATCCACGTTCAGAACGATCTTTTTTGCGCCGCGCTGTTTTGCCTGCGCGATCTGCGTGCTGATGTCGGTGTAAGCGGTCTGTTCAACGCCGAAGTACGAAAGCCACCTGTCGACCTTTTTCGACAGAACGCCGCGCACGTCAATCGCCGCAACGCCGTCGACGATCTGAACGTCCGGATCCTTTGCCGTGACCTGCGCTGCGGAAATCTCAGACGCGGAAACAGACACCTTTCCGACGATGCCACGGATCCGCGCTGCTTCATCGGATGTCAGTAGCCACGTCATACGTCCACCCGCACGGAACCGGCCGCGTTGACGCAATACACATACACGTCAATGGCAGCAGGCGCGGAAATCTCGTTGCCTTCGAGATCCTCATTCATGCCGACGCCTTCGTCCGGGTTTCCATCCGTCGGCGCTGCTCCGCCCGTCGTCCGCCATGTCTGCAGATACTGCGGTCCCGTGTTCATGACGTATACCATGCCAGCCGTCACGTTCGTGGCGACCTTCGTCCATACGTCCTGCGCACATGCCTTTATTTCTGGAGCTGCTGCCATGTTGTCTCCTTACGGCTCGTAATAGTCGACCGTGATGATGTAACTATCGTTCGCTTTGCCGTAGAAATCCGACCCGGCGCGGTAAATCAGATTCCCCGATACGTCTTTCTCGACCCGCAGTAGAGTACTGGAGACTGAGTACGATGGAATCGGATAGTCCGCAGGTATGTCGGTGCTGTGCGCAAAACCTCTGGCACGAATCAGGACGTGCGGGAATGACGCCCATAGAGTCGTGGTAGCACCAGCGGGTGCGCCTTTGTAAAAACGTCGCTTCGGCCTTGTGCCGACGGGCCAGTCCCCGTCCCTTTCGTGGTCAGGAACCCAATAGATGTTTTCGGCCGTGAACGTCCCCGTCTGACTCGACGTGAAAGTCTCGGTAATGTCGAAGGTGTCCGTGGTCACGTTCGCGATGGTGTATGAGCCGTTATAATCCGTTGTTCCAGCGATGGTCACAGTCGCACCGTCGGCCTGTCCATGGGCCGTCGCCGTCACAGTGCAGACACCGCCGCCGGCATCCGCCACCGCAGTGATCACGCCGTTCGACCGGCGGGCAGCTTCCCACGCGCCGGTGTCGACGCGCTTCAATTTCCCGGCGTTGTTGTTCAACCCGGCCGCATCCAGTGCGTTTGCCACCGCCGAGGCCATTCCCGCCGTCCACTGATCCACAACGGACAGCGGTGAACCTGTCACGCCCGTCCCGGTCAATGATGCGTCAACCGCGACCGACGAAATCAGCCCGCTTGTTCCCTTCGGATCGGCTCCGATCTTACCCTTCATTTCCTGCTTCCTCCTGGACGGCATGCCCATCGGGCTCATCCTCGACCATCGCCAGTGTGATGGGCTTCTTAACGCCGTCCTGCTTCTGCCATGCCGCGCGGACACTCGCCGAAACCGGCGGCAATCCGAACATTGCACGGATCCGATCTTCGTCTTCAACCTGCGGAGTCACGGCGCCGGCCCTGACAAGAATGCCGTACGTCTCGGCGAATTCAACAAGCGGGCGCATGGCCTCTACCTTCATCTGATTTTCCTTCGCAAGTCTCCGGATGATCTTGGAATACTTCTGCCCGGACATCTCACGGGCCGCGCGTTCGTGGGTGTTCAGCCCGTTGGAAATCGCTGTCACGTATGAATCGACCTGCTTCTGGGGATCCGTCGACGGCTTGATCGCGCCGCTCCAATCGGCCATCATCCACGCGCGCACGGTGTGCCATTTCGAAGGATCTGACATCGCAGAAAGAAACCCGTCCGCCCGGATCCGGTCCATCAGCACCATGGAGATGAACCAGTCCTGAAAAATATGATCGTTGTTTTCGCTGCCGAACCGGGCGCGCTCTTTGTTCAGGAAAATTTTCCACTCGTTGATTGCGGCCTGCGATGCCGAATAGTTCTTTTCGAACGTCAGCATCAGGATCTCGGGTGGAATCTCAAGGGCCCATGCGAGCCCGACAATGATCGCGGTTTCGAATCCACCGAAGTTCGCATCGCCGGCGGTGTTCTGATAGAACTTCACCGTCTCGCCAGGCGCGAGCCCCTCGAAAAACACACCCGGGATCAGGTTCGACGTCGGAACCGCACGGTCATAGGTGGAATCAACAACGGCAGTCTCGCCGCGCTTGCTCGCCGCGCCCATGATCGGCTTCGTCTTCAGGCGCGTCTGCGGATCACGCTCGACGCCGGCAATGATGGCCGCGTTCAGGTAAGCCTTCCGCTGCGCAGAGTCGCGGTATTTATCGATCTCCGCGATGGGCTGAAGCGCAATCGAAAGCAGCGGCTCACCGCGGACGCCATCCTCGCGCTTGTCAATGCCGTACACAAGCCACGATTGCCGCCTGCCGGTCTTTGCCCCGCGCGCCGGGATATATGTATACGTCCACGTGCTGCTTCCGGAGCGCACATAATAACCGATGTGGACACCGTTTCCGTCGACGTGCACGCCATCAATGATCTTGTCATCAAACAGCTTGTCCATCGGCGTCTCGACGCGCGACCCGGGAATCACTTGGATGGCAGGCAGATTCGTATCCGGATTCTGCCGAAGAATCACGAGGCAATCGCCGCCGATGAGCGCCTCCGCGTATATCTGCCGCTGAATCTGCCCGAAGCCCCGTTGTTTTTTGATGTCGCACGCGTCGGCCGTATCACACCAAAGCAGAAACTTGTTCTCGACGTCTTCGGACCAGTCGACAAGTGAATCCTCATCGACGCCGATGATCGCTTCCTCCGGTGTGCTTTCCAGATTCAGCCCGGTGTTGATAACATTGGTGACGAACCGACGCACGATCCCGCGCGCATACGTGTTACTGTAGAACAGGCGCTCGGATTGCGTCCTGACTTGCCAGTAGTCCAGGCGCAGAATGTCCAGCGCCGGCGCCAGTCCGCCGGGATATTTGTTCCCGGTGTAGTATCCGGGATCCGGAATCGGGTCGATGTCTGCCGTGACATTCACGACGGCGGAACTTTCGACGCCGGGCCCCGGGTCGCGCGTCGCAATCTGTCGCAGTTTTCCGAACAGTCCCATCAGCAAGGCCTTCCGATTGCTGCGGTGGTTCCATCCCTCATGTCGATCCAGTATTGCAGATCGCCGATGAGGCCATTGATGACCTCGCGGATGTAACCAACATCCGCCTTGGTGACGGATTCCGTTGTCTGTCCAGTGTTCAGCGAGTACGCGCGATTCGGGTTTGCCGCAAGCTGCGTCAACACGGTTTGAAATGCCGTGATCTGGGTTTGTAGAAGCGTGATCTGCGCTTCGATGAATTCACTGTCCACATATCAACGGTACCGGTCGCGCCGGATCGGCATCTAGTTTTTTTTGTTTGCCAGTTAGCATGATGCACGCCGGCAACCCAGTTCTCATCGACGGCGCCCGTGATGCGCACCTGGACCACGGTGCCCCGCGACGGCGACCAACGACGTCCGACGTCCCGGGCCATCCCCTCATGAATAGAAAAGCTGTTCCTCTTCGGCGTATTCCCAGAAAGCGGGCCAGTCGATTTCCTTCAGATCCAGGTTTCGGGTGCAGACGATGTAGGCCATAATTTCGAATCCGGCCACGGCATAGATCAAGCAGTCCCATAGCTCGTTTCGCGCGCCGTGCGGTCTGTGCCATTCGTGTTTGATGGTCCCGTTCCGCTGCTTCACTTCGCGCTTGTATTCCCGGGTCAACTCGGAAATCTGTTCGTCCGTCATGTCGACAGGCGCGTTGAACTGAAGACTTCCCTGATCTCCCATCTCGATCTGCCATTCCCGCCGAAGTACTGGTGCCATGCGATCCTTGTATGCGTCGACAGCGATCAGGAATCCTCCGGCGCCTGATGACGTCCGCAATTCACGAAAATCATTCATGCGCCTGTCGCTCGCATTGTCGCCCTTGATTGGATACACGCCAGAATCCCACCTTGAACAGAATTCCGAAACGGTCTTTTCGGCAAACCCGGAGTCTATCAGCGAAATGGCGATCCGGTATGCCTTGCCGTCGTCGGCGATATACTCCTGTTCATCGATCATCCGCTGCACTTCCTGCCATGCGGGCGATTCGAGGATCTCGCATCCACCCTCATTCAACGCGGGCACGCTCTTGTATTCCACTGTCCAGTTATTCCCGCCGATGGTGAATCCGGTGACGAACACGGCGAGGAAATCTTTGTGCACGTCGACGGTCATCACCAGAAACTGAACAACGGACTGGCAACATTTTTTGATATGCTGATTCGGGATCTCGCCGAACTGATAGAAGCTCCGTCGATGCGCGGACATAGCACGGAATGAAAACTTCGCGCCGATCATTTCGAACGGTTCACCAAGGACGTTGTTGTAAAACACCTGCAGCTTGTCGTGTGAGATCACCTTGCCCGCTGGGGAATATGCTTCGAGCCATTGACCCACACACTTTGACCACGGCTGGAGTCGCGAATACATGGCTGGCAGGTGATACGATCTGATCCCAGGTTCAACCGGCTCAGCGGTCGGAACCCATTCCGCGTTTTGAGAATTGATCAGCTTCGGCTTGTCCGCCTCGACGTGCGCATGCCCGCAGAACTTGCACAACCACCGCACCGAATTCACATCCAGCATCCCGGCGTCGGTGTAGTCCCACGCGAAACCGAATTTCATTCCATCCTCGCGCTCGCCAGAAAAACGGATCCGCTGAAGTTCCCCGCACTCCAGGCAACGCACTTTGTAGACACGCTGATCTCCGCGACGGAATTGCCGCTCGATATGCGACGACCCCTTCAACAGCGGCGTTGAGCCCATCATGATTTTCCGTGCGTTCCAAAAAGCAGAGCATCGATCTTTCAACAACGAAATCGGATCGCCGTCCTTTCCGATGGACTGCACAAACGTGTCAATCTCATCGAGGAACAGAAACATGATTGCCCATGACCGCAGCTTGTCCGCGTTCTTCCCGCCGACGGGAATACAGAAACCACCGCCTTCCCATTGCAGGTGGTTCTTCGTCTTGCCGGTCTTCCTTGTGTTGTCGGTGTCCGCGCTCTGAAATATGTCGAGGCCGGACTGCTGGAACATGGGGATGATGGACGATTCGATCTTCTCATACGCCAGCTCCTTGTCAGCGGTCGCGAACATGCACGGGAACGCCTTCAGGAACCCGGCGACGTAGAACAGCGGCGACTCAATTCCGCACGTATTATAGGCGACCTGCACGCCCTTCTTCACGGCGACCTCGCGCACCGAGGAAAATGGATCCACGCAATTCAGGATTTCGATCCAGTAAGGTGTCAACTCCAGATCCATGTATCCGGAGAACCGCGAAACCGACCGCGGGATGTACCGCTTTGATTGATTGAATTCAACGGGCGTCACGTGTGGAACGTGATCTGTCAACCTGTCGATCTGTTCGTCGAGCCAGTCGAGGCCGATTGATGAAAGATCAATTACTCCGTTGACGATTTGCAAACTGTTGTCCATTTCGTCAATCTGTATTGCGGTCATCTTCGCGGAGAAGTTTTTTCAGATGAGGCTTCACGGGGCTGATGTACTTGCCGCACTCATCGCGATAGAACATCTGCGCCTCTTCGACCGTCGCACCGGCCTGCACTTTTTGATGGAGCTGCGGGATCATGTTCGCGCCGCCGTCCATGATGATGCGATTTAGCGCGGTGTCGATGACGCCGATCATGCGCTCGACGAGATCCCGGGAAACAACCCGGCGATATTCGCGGGCGTTCATCAGTTCCAGGCGGATCGTCTCTTGCCATTTTTTACGCAGCTCGATTTCTGCTCTGTCCATCGATGCCGGCGGCGCTGTCGGCAGAGTGGCCGGCGAGGTCGTGGTCGCCGCACGTCGGCGGGCGCGCGGTTTTTTCTCCGGGCCCTGGGCGTGGGCAGGGTCATCCGGATCCGGCGGAGGGACGGACGGATCCGGGACTGTCGCCGGGGTAAGATCGGGGCGGAGGCCATGCTGAGCCATATAGATTTTCGTCGCCTCGCCGTGCAGGTCGACGGGTCCATCCGGCGCAGCGTCAACAATGCCCCGGCCGATGGCGAGGGTAACCGCCGACCGGGCGACCCGGCACCGCTGAGCGAACTGGGATCTGGAAATATATCTGTCTCCGTATTTCATTTGTCTACATTGTCCTACACTTGTTTACATATGCAAAAATGTGGGACAGTGGCATACACGCGGGTCTGACAAAAACATGGCATCGCCGGACGGGTGCCTCACAGTACCTTGTAGGATTTTGCCTACATGTGTTCATGTGTAATCGCTTTTTACACCTTTATTGTTGCGTCCTTGGCGGCCATGGCAGCAGATCTTGCGACTGCGATGTCGATCTGTTTCCGAAGTGCATCCTCGTATGCCCGCGCCCCGTCGTTGGTTGCCCGCATGGCCGCATCGGCCAGCCACTTCGACGATGGGTACCGATGCCTTTTCTGGCGCATGTCATAGATCAGCGTCAGCGTGGCGCCTCCAGGCCATCCCCTGCCCTGGCGTCGGCCGCCATCGAGTTTCCAGACTCCATGATGTTGCCTGAATCGGTACAAAAGAAACTTCTTTTTTTTCTTGATGGCCTCTTGTATCGCGATGATCGATTTCTGCTTTTCTGTTTTCCCAGAAACGGAACGCGGCTTCATCGCATCGACTCGATTGAATCTCAGTGATGTCTTGATCACTCTGGTTCGCGGCTTCTGCTTGTATTGCCCTGCTGCAGCAGACGTTGGGATCGCGATTCCGCCAGAATGAGATCGAGTATATCCCTGCTCCTGTTTCCTCATGTACTTTTCCGTGCTGCCGGCCTCTGAATACATGAGGTTTACGTTTTTCTGTGTTTTGGAAACCTTGTTGTAGACAAGGGATCGCAGTGTCCAACTGTTCCTCAGTGTCATCCGCGACTTGATTATCTGCGGCGCGCTTTTCCTCGCGCAATCGTAGGCCATGCGGTTTAGCATTTCCTTCGCGGCGAACGGTATTCCGCGCTTATTCATATCTGCCAGGACTTTTTCGAGTTGACGAATTGTCAGCGTCTTTTGCATGTGACACCAAGGATATCCCACCACGGACGGACGCCGAGTGCAACGGCATCACGGGGAAGACCATTTGGAGTGCGCCCGCAGTAACGGATCTTCATGCGTCTCCCTGGCCGTGCCCCTGCTGTAGCCCGCGATGTCGGCACGCGG